TCTTGAAAGAGAGAGCAGAAACTGGTAGAATATACATAATGAACATTGACCATTGTAACTCTCACTCATCCTTCGTGGATAAAGTTGAGATGAGCAATCTATGTCAAGAAATTACATTACCCACAAAACCTATCCAACATATAGATGATGAAACTGGTGAAATTGCTCTTTGCATTCTTTCTGCTATTAACGTCGGTAAGATACGTGATCTATCCGATCTCGAAGTTCTGTGCGATCTTGCTGTTAGGAGCCTTGACGAGCTCATTGATTTCCAACAATACCCCGTTAGAGCAGCAGAACTTGCCACCAAAGCACGTAGATCGCTTGGTATAGGATACATTGGATTGGCACACTATCTTGCCAAGCAAGGGGTGAGTTATGATGATCAGAAAGCATGGAATTTAGTACATGATCTTTCAGAAGCATTTCAATATAACTTAATAAAATCAACAGTTAATCTTGCAAAAGAGAAGGGTGCTTGTGAATTTTCATCTATGACTAAATATGGTCAGAGCATACTTCCAATTGATACATACAAAAAAGATGTTGATGATATTGTTCCCAATGATTTGAAATATGATTGGGATTCTTTACGGTCACTTGTTTCGGAATACGGAGTCAGGAACTCAACTTTGTCCGCACAAATGCCATCGGAGAGCAGTTCCATTGTGTCAAACGCAACCAATGGAATCGAACCACCTAGAGGATACTTGTCCATTAAAAAATCAAAGAAAGGACCTCTTAAGCAAATTGTTCCACAGTATGGATCTTTGAAAAACAATTACACTTTACTCTGGGAAATGACAAGTAACAAGGGTTACATTAACATCGTCGCTGTAATGCAGAAGTTCTTTGATCAAGCGATATCTGGAAACTGGAGTTACAATCCAGAACATTATCCTAACAATGAAGTTCCAGTTTCTGACATGGCACAAGATCTTTTGACTACATATAAGTATGGTTGGAAGACAAGTTATTATCAAAACACATATGACATAAAGACGGATGAAGTAGAGGAAGAAGTTCCCGCTTCTCTTGACAATTTGATATGCGATATTTTAGACACATCGGAGGAGGATTGTGAATCCTGTAAAATTTAAAATCTCATCAGCGGACAGTAGACCAATGGCAAAAGTTAATGGTATGACAGTATTCAATACTGAAGAAGTTGATACAAAAAAACAACCAATGTTTTTTGGAAAACCATTGGGAGTACAGAGATATGACAATTTTAAGTACAATCAATTTGAAAACTTAACTAAACAACAGTTAGGATATTTCTGGAGACCAGAAGAGGTGTCTCTACAGAAGGATCGTGGTGACTATCAATCACTACGTCCAGAGCAAAAGCACATCTATACTTCTAATCTTAAGTATCAGATCATGCTTGACTCTGTACAAGGTCGTGCACCAGGTATGGCATTTCTACCATATTGTTCTCTACCAGAATTAGAGGCATGTATGGAAGTTTGGTCATTTATGGAGATGATACATTCTCGTTCATACACATATGTGATTAAGAATGTATATCCAGATCCATCAGAAGTATTCGATAAAATCCTATCTGATAATCGTATATTAGATCGTGCAGCAACTGTAACAGAATCATATGATGAGTTCATAAACGAAGCACATCAGTATGACACAGGTAACTGGTGGAAAGATGGTTGGAGAGATCATGTATCTGGTAAACTTGAAAGAAAAGAAATCAAAAGAAAACTCTATCGTGCAGTAGCAAACGTCAACATACTTGAGGGTATACGTTTCTATGTTTCATTCGCTTGTTCATTCGCCTTTGGTGAACTCAAGATGATGGAAGGTAGTGCAAAGATTATTTCTTTGATTGCTCGTGATGAGAATCAGCATCTTGCTATTACTCAAAATATCATAAACAACTGGAGAAAAGGTGACGATCCAGAAATGAAAGAGATTGTCAAAGAAGAAGAGCAGTGGACTTATGGTATGTTTAATCGTTGTGTAAACGAAGAGAAGGTATGGGCAGAGTATCTGTTCAAAGATGGAAGTATGATTGGTCTCAATGATAAATTATTACATCAGTATGTTGAGTGGATTGCTAACAAGAGAATGAAGTCAATCGGATTAAAACCTGTATACGACATTCCTGCAAGAAACAATCCATTACCTTGGACACAGCATTGGATCTCCTCAAAAGGATTACAGGTTGCACCACAGGAAACTGAAGTTGAATCTTATATCGTTGGGGGTATTAAACAGGATGTCAAAAAAGACACATTCAGCGGATTCAAACTCTGATATTGAATGGAGTATTGAAGCAATGAAACAGGCATTTTACGATGCCTCTGAACATTGTGAAGAAGTATATAAGGAACTAAATAAACAAAACGAGATCAAAAAAATGGATTCTAAAGATCTAAAAAATTTGACTGAAGAGTATTCTAAAATCTCTGAAGCATATACTGTAACTAAAGCTGATAAGAAAGGAAATACTCCTGCTTATCAAGGTTACATGGCAGGTAAAAAAAATGTGAAAACAGGTGAACCACTGTACAAGGCAGCAGATCATCTCAAAAAAGAAGAGTTAGAAGCTACTGGTAAATTCTCTGCAGAAGAAATTGAAAAAATTATGGAATGGAAAAAAGATGATGAGTCCGTTTAATGTTGTTAAAAACACTCGACAGAGTTATGATAGATTTCACCGAGAGGTAATTACTGAAGTTGAAGTTCAGTTCGGTGAAGAAAGATCTGCTTGGATTCCCCTAGAAACTTTAATCGCAATACAGAATCATAAGTCACTAACTATATAAGTTAGTGGCAATTAATTAATGAATGTTGATTATGAGAACCCTTGGATATATGAAGGTCGTCCTTTTACCTCTGATGATATCGGTGACTACTATGGATTTGTCTATCGCATCACCAACACCAACAGTGGTAAATCCTATATCGGAAGAAAGTACTTTATTCAAAAAAGAAAACCCAGAGGAGCAAAAAGAAAAGTTACCTCCGAGTCCGACTGGAAGCGATATTACGGAAGTTCTGAAGAACTTAAATCAGACATTAGAAGAGATGGAAAGGATACTTTCAAGAGGGAAATTCTCTCACTCCACACAACCCTCGGAAAAGTAAACTACGAGGAAACGAAACAATTATTTTTACATAACGTTTTAACAGAAGCACTTGACGACGGGACACCAAAGTATTATAATAGCAATATTCTAGGCAGATACATGAAAAAAGATTATGGTGACTTTAAAACAAACAGTTAGAAATAGCACCTCTTGGGCAAAGGATAGAATACATACTATATGTGAGAGTGATGATCCATTAGATTATCTGAATGCATATTCTGTCGCTCAAGAATTTTTAGAGTGGTTGGAACCTGATATGCAAGAAGATGTTTATTCACTAGCGTACATAGGAGAAGGCAGCGAGTATGATGACGGAGAAATTTAGCACAGAGAACATGGCATTTAGAGCAGAAGTATTATCATTACTATTAAAAACATATGGTGGATTTCATCATAACAGATCAATTTATGAGTGTGCAGACGACTGGATATTTTTAGGAAATAAATCAACTGAAGGATTACTAGATTACTACGATAAGTATTTCAATATATAATAGGATATATAATATAAAAATCATGTTACAGAAAATAGTAAATGGAATCGCTATTGCAAGTGGTGTTATCTCTCTCACCGTTGTTGGTACTGTTGGGTATGTATTCATACGCAAGGATGCAATTATCGAAAACGTCAAAGGTAAGGTAATGGAAGCAGTTACTGATAAACTTGGTGGTCTTGGAGATTTAGGAGGTATAGGTGGAGGAGGTTTAGGACTTCCATCACCATCAACTCCTACACCAGAAGCATCTGCATCACCTATACCATTAGGGTTTTAAGGGTCAAATGTCTATATATAATGTAGACACAGTGATCCCATGGCTGAACCAAAGAAAGAAGAAGTAAAACCTAAAGGTCCTTTAGGTAAACTAAAAGAGGCAGTAGACGATAAAGAAGAACAGATGGCGATCT